CTGCAACAACCGGAATCGTGGTGTTGTAGAACGCTTCAGAGTCATGCACCTTCAGCTTCTGCAACAGTGACGGAGCCAGTGCTCCCAGAGCCTCTGGATGACCATTGGCTTTGATGTCTTCGATCACATTGTCCCACAGCTTAGGGTCCGCTGCATACAGCAGTTCGTCGGTCCCTGTAACTGTGTCGATCATGTCCTGCATCTTCTGATAGCCTTCAGGTCCACCTACTGAGTCGATGAACGCCTTGGCTTCGGTCATCTCTGCAACGCCTTTGGGGAAGATTTGCTTTGCAGCATTCCACCGCTCAAACGCGCCGTGCAGTTCTTTCACCACGCCAGCGTTCTTCGGGTCCGCATCACGCATTGCCTTCAGTGCAGAGCGCACGTTAGCTGGGGTGGATTCTAATGCTTTGTCAGAGGCTGTTCTGGCAGCGGCTGCGGTCTTGAACGCCGCCACCTCTTCTGGAGTACGCTCTGTCCCATCCGCCTTTGTGGTTTCTGTCTCTACTCCTTCGGAGGGTGTTTCTACTTCGGTAGGTGTGTCTACTGCTGAGTCTGTAGTGGGTGTTTCCACTTCAGTTGGTGTTTCTACTGCTGGTGTCTCCACTGCTGAGTCTAATGATGCAAAATCTACGAGCGCGTCGCTCATTTGTGAGTCCTTCTTAATTTCTGAGATTCTGAGTCGGGCCACGTCTTAGGTGGCCCCTTAGTCTTATTGCTCTGGTACTGGCTGCTTTAGTGCCTCGGGTATCGCCTTGCCTGCCACTTTGTGGTTCAGGGCAGTCTCGGCTTGCTGCGCAAATAGCGCAGGGGAACTTTGTATTCCCATCTTCGCTAATGCTTGAACTGCTACAGGCCCCGGCATCTTCGATACATCTACGCTGATTGACTCAGACGGTGGTTTGTCCGGTGGTTTATTCTGCGCCATGATCTTCTTTGCCATTGCCACGTGTTCTGTCCAGTGCAGGTGTATGTTCTCATAACCTGCTTGTTGTTGAGGGTTACCGAACTTGAATTTCTGACCTTCTGTACCGTTCATCCATTCAAAGCACTCGTTCGCTTCAACAACGTGATTCTCACTCTCATCCTGTGCAACTGGTATAGTGCTAACAAGTTTTGGCAACGATTGCATCTGTTGCTGAACCTGCTGTACCATTTGTGCAGCCTCCGGTGGAATTGGCATGCCACCTTGCTGCGCCTGTTGCATCTGCCCAGTAATCTTTCCCAAGCCTTCCTGCATCTGGGTCACTTGCGGATTAGGCATTGGACCACCACGTAGCAGCTTCTCAAACTCACATCGCTGCTTAGTGACAGATGACGCACCTGGCACTTTGTAGTTCTTCATGCGTAGAGCACTTGCTGTTTCGGCAAGGCTCGACGGGCTGAATACCCACGCTGCAAAAGGTGTGGCTGGTGCTTGCAAAGCCTTGTCGATCATACCTGTGATCTTTATGGACTTCTGCTCTTCAGTTTCTGGGATGGACGGGTTGCTCTCCGGGTAGCACAATACTTTGCCACCTAGCAAGTTCGCCGTATTCACCGAAACGTTTCCACGTCCCGGCAGGTTCTGGGTAATTTCTTTACCATCGCGACACTCGGCAGCACACTTGACAGCTTGAGCAGCAGCTTGCGCGAACATGTCCTGAATGTTGTTCCATGGACATCCGATGCGCTGCAATGCTTGATCTCGCTGAACAACTGAGCTACCCACCGTTGGTTCCCCTGTGTTGTTACCAAACAAGGACGGTAGTGCACCTGATATTTCCTCAGACAGTGTAGTGATGAACCACTTGATAAAGTCAGGCAACGCAGGCTGATGCTGCGGCGTAGGCTCTACCATGATGTACTGTGTTTCGGCTGTAAGTCCCGGCTGCGGTAAGAAGGGACCGATGCTGCCGGGAACGTTGGGTTCGTTCTTGATGGCATCCATGTCGAACGCCTCGGAGTTCATCCACTTCTTGGGGACGGTTCGTTTGAAAAAGTCGTCCAGCAAGTCTACCCAGTCGTTGATTCTCTTCTGGACAGAGATGAGCGCCGTACCCATCGCTCTGCGGTTCTGGCCTTTACCCGCTGATGGGTGGCCTATGACGATGTGCTCGTCCATCTTCTCATTGCGTGAGAAGGCGTATTCTTTTCCTGCACGCGCCAGTAGCACTCCGTCTGGGAATGCTTCCATCAGTTCCGCTTTTACTTCATCGTTCACTGACACGTCAAGGAACATGCAGGGTCTTAGCCACGAGTACTTCACTGTACAGTGACGGCTAAGTGAGTCGCCAGTTACATATGCGCCAAGGACGGCTTGGCGTACGTTCTCGCGTGCGATCCTGTCTAACTGTGTTGAAGATTCCCCATCACTACCGGGGCTAATCTTCGAGGCGATCCATGGGAACATACCACGGACCAGCGCAACGTCATAGTCCAGCATTAGCTGAACGTATGGCATCTCGGAGAAGTTGTCAACAGAGATGGGAACTTTGTGATCGAGTTTCCCGTGCACTGTGGTGACTTCCATACCGAGTGGTTTCTTTGCGCCATTTCCTACACCGCTCTCAGCTAGCAAACCATCTATTTCCTCACCACCACTTGACTCAGACTCTGTGACTTCTAGGAAGTCTTCCTGTCCTTCTTGTCCTGTTGGTGTGTCATCTGGAGGTGTTTGCTCGTCTTGCGGAACCGTAGGTGTATTTTGGTCCTCTTCGAATCCATACTTCTGTCCGTTCAATTCGTACCGCGTCCACATAAGCGTGCGGTCTTCGTTCCAGAAAATTCTGGCGCATTGGACTAACAGGTCATGCAAATTGTTGTTACGTGCCCAGATATCTTTGAACCTGTCGGCTTCCTCAGCCGCGATCTTATCTGGACCCCATTCAGGGTTTGCTGGGAAGAACTCTACCTGCGGAACTTCGCGAGATAGTGCGGAGACTATGATGTCCCCTTTCGGCCCATACACGTTCGTGTCATAAATGCTGTTGTGGTTCCGCTCATTGGCTTTCTTTCCCTGCCCACCACCGGGGAGTTCCCAGCCACCGCGCTTGCCGCGCATCAAGTGTTGGTATCCACGCTCAAAGTGCAGTGCTTCCCAAGCCTGTTCAACTTCCATGCGGCGTGCGGCCACATCGGCTTTGGTGCAAAGGTCATCTAGCGCCATCAATGAAAGACGAGCGCCATCAGTCAACTCTGCAAAAGGCTCTGGACTATACGGGAACGGGGCATACACTCCGAGAGGACTATTGTTTGGGCTTTCAGGCTGCTCTGCCTTACCAGTACCTTCGGCACTTGTGCCTGTTACTTGTGAAACATCGTCAGCCATGTGTCTCCTCTACCAGTACATTCGTCTACGCTCAAGGCGGGTGTTGGAGCACCCGCCGAGCTAGCCCACGTTACTTAGACGTGAGGTATGTTTTATGCAGTTGCTGCGTTTACTTCTTGTTGAAAGGTTGGTGTGTGGTCCTTTAACATGTTCGGTAAATCCTTTTCGGTAAAATCACCTGTAAGGATTTTGTAGTAAAGTAGGCCATTCTTTACACATGACAAAGCAGCCATAGTAGACCCCTCACCAACTCCGGGTATCTTTTCTGTTTTTCCATCTGATGCTAGGAAAGTTGTAGGTGCAACTGTACTTCCTCCACCGAAATCGTACCAATCAATTCCAGTATCTGGTGAATCTACTTTTTCTGGTGTGCCTTTTGTGTTCATTCTGAGTCTCCTGATTATTTTATTTTACATCTACACTTAGTGCTTCATTGCTGCAAATACAAGGGGGTGTTGGAGCACCCGCCGAGCTAGCCCACGTTACTTAGACGTGAGATGTTGCTAATGGGCGCGGTTGAGTGGTCGGATTGCCACAATCTCATCGGTTAACTGCCGAGTGCTCCCGTATTGAGCTACAACCGTGATTGAGGTGTACTCTTAACCTCACCAGAGCCGTGTGTGATTCACGGATGGTTGCTGACCTCTTAGTGCTTCATTGCTGCAAAGCCTTTGGCCGAAGCCTTCATGTGCTTTGTGTGCTCGCTGTCTCCCGGCTTGGGTTCTTTTTCACCAGCCGTCAGCTTCTGTCCCTCTGGTACTCCCAGTGCACGGTGTAATCCACCTTTGTTCACATTGAAGGAACCATGTGAACCTAAATCCACCTTGTGCTTCTTGTGCCCTACGCCGATTGCCATGGTTGCTTCTCCTTCTTGGTGTTCATCAACTCACCCATGTAGTCTTGCTTCCCTGTGTTCTTCGTGTTCGAAGAAGGCTCAGGTAGCTTTGACTTCGGGCGTCGTCCCATTCCTAGGCTCATGCTGCCCTCATACTTCCTCGTGCGAGTTGCCCACCACTATCTATGCGAGGGTTTTTCTTGCGTGGTGCTGGCGTAGGTGCCTCTCCGCTCATCCAGCTAGGCATCTGCGTAGAGTCTAGCGATGCGGGTGCCACGGGTACTGCTGGTTTCTTCTTTGGTGTACCAAATCCTATTGACATTGTGTATTCCTTTTGCTTTGGGCAAACCTTCTTGCTTCTGTCCAAGGTTTTCCTTTTAGTGTGCTAGAGTGATGCCCACCCGTAAGTGTCTTTGCTATTTTCTCTCTAGTCTCCAAAGTAGGATGCTGCCCTTTACGCTTTCCTTTAGGCGGATTTTCTCCACCATCGGTAAGGTTCCTCAAGCAACCGAGACCTAAATCTTTGCGCCCGTAATACCAGATCAGCGCAATCTCTGTTTCAAACGCATCGTCTTCAGACTGTGATGGGAAAATTACAATGCGATCTAAAACTTTAGGACAATGCACTCTGTGGTTGCGTGTGTCATAAGCCCTGTCGTGGCTTCCTTTTCCTACGTAGTATGGTGTGCCATCTTTTCGTAGCCATATGTATACGTAGAAACCTATTGGTAAATCTTGTACATCAAAACTTCTTGTTCTTATAGACTCTTTCCTGTAAGTCTTCTGGTAGTTGTGGTGATAACACTGCCTACACAGCTTCTTACAGTACAGAGTCCTTTCTGGATGACAATTCGCTTGTTTCACAGTTCCTCCGATTAAGGTCGAGTAGGAGGTGTAATCGGCACCTCCCAACTCTATCTCAGGGAGCAACCCCTGAGTTTCTTTACTTCTTGATGTCTTCCCAAAACCTGCAATAAGCTACTGGGTGTACTTTTATATCCCCGTTGGGTAGTCGAGGACGTTTGCTAAGTTCTTTCATCTTTTCCCCAGTGCAGCCACTTTCTTCTCGATTGAACTTTGAACAGTTGAAGCAGTGCTCAGAACTTCCGGGGTGGTGCGACTGATACCCAGTCTTCGGCTCTTTGATGATGGAGAACGCAAACTTAGCCATTCGCTTTCTCCCGCTTCCGACCTAAGCCTGCGGCCTTCCTTGGCAGGGTTTTGAAGTTCGTGGCTTGTTCCCACTCCTTCAACTTTCCCCTGCCGCCCACTTTGTCTGGGTGGGCCTCCAGAAAATGCTGTTGTGCAATCGACTTGAACGGCATGACGCTCCTTAGACTAAGTTTGGCATCGCGAATCCATCTTCCTCAGACGGTGCGCCTTGCTGTCCTTGATCCTTGTGGCCGAAGCCTTCCTTCTCTTCGTTCTTCTCTTTGCCTGCGGGTGGAACCCCGGCAAGGCTACGTGCCTCGTCGTGTGCTTTGTGAGCGTGCTCGTGTACGTTTGTGTGAACGTGTCCGTCTTTGTGATGCGAGGTGACAGTGTGGCGTCCGGCTTCGTGGTCGTGCGTGACGATAGTCTTGTGGGCCTTGCCGTGCTCTGCTACGACAGGGTGCACTTCCTCACCGGGTTGCTCTTCGCCTTCACCTTCTCCTTCGGCTTTGTGCTCTTCAGCACCTTCTTGCTCACCCGCCTCAAACTCTGGGGATTCCTTAGCTTCATGCTCTGGCGACTCAGAATGCATCCCGTCTTCCGTGTGATTCTCATCGTAATGCTTACCAGCGAAGACGCTGCCAAACTTTTTGCCGCTTTTTGATGTGAACATTGTTACTCCTCTTCGGCAGTGCCGAGTTACTTGCTGCAACCACCTAGTACTTCTTTGAGTTTCTTACACAAAGTTTCGCACGAGGTACTTGTGAACTTTTCCGACTCTCCCATTGAGGAAGGAACCCATCCACGCTTTTGTGATATGGACTGTTTTGATTTGTAATTGACTTCGGTACGGTATGCTTCCTTGCCGTCAATTTCCTCGCAGGTTATATAGATGCTGCTGATTTCTTTCTTAGACATTAGTTGCGCCCTTCGAGGCTAATGCCTCTTCTTCCAATTCCTTTGCGTTCTGTGCGTCGTGCTCCATTACTTCTCTCTGCCACGGCGATAGTGCTGGTGGTGAGTTGAAGTTGGCGAAGCTGGGCTTCTTTGGGTTCTTTGCTGCCGGATCAATGCCAACGCGCCGATTGATATTCAGTTCGTACATACCAACCTTCGCTTGAAGCAGTGCCTTCTCCGAACGCAGATCACCAATCACTGCGTCTTTGTCTTGGCGCAACTGCTGAGCGTCCGCTCTGCACAGCATCAGGTCTTGTTCAAGACGCTGAACTAATGAAGAGTAGAATAGATCGTCCCACAAATCTCTGATTGTTCCTGTCCAACTCATCACTGATCCTGCTTTCCAACCCACACAGGTTGATCTGGTGGTCTGAATGATGATGTCCTGTTCGCAGATTCTGCGTCTAGCTTCATTTTTAAGAAGTGAGCAGCTAATGGGTCGGACTTTTTCAAAGCAATAACTCGTTCGGCTTCTGCTTGTGCAGCAGGCTTCTTTCTAGCTGCAAGGTGACCGTACAACCCATAACGAAAACCATCGTACGCATCATCGCCTTTAGCGTTAACCTTGAGCACATCATCTAGTATTTTTGGGTCTCGCATCAGCGACGGGATCGCAAGAATTATCTCCTTGCAAGTGTCGAGGATTACAAGTTCACCCTTCTTGATGGCGTTGTACATCAGCGATGCGGAACCTATGCGATCTTGCGTTGCTGCTGTAACTGGCGGCAGGCCCACAAGTCTCAAAGCCTTAGAGTATTCGTTCGCAGGTGTCCTGTCATCCATCTGGCGATTGAACTTTTCGTGAGAGAAGTAGATTGCGTTGAGTTTGACAGGGACGCCGTCTGGTCGGTGGCACTTGGCTTTGATGAGGGACGCTAGTTCATCCATCGTCTTGCCACCTGTCACAACCAATTCAGCGAAACACACAGTCTTGAGTCTGTAGTCGTCTCCAACTGAGTTCCTGACCATCGCCTTCGTGAAGAGATAAGTGGCGTTGGCGTGCTGCATTCCCCAGTCTTCTCCCGCCCACACTGGCTGATAGTCCTGCCAAACAATTGCGTCGGGTTCTTCTCTGAGGTTGAGTACGTGGTACTGAGGATCAAAGCAATCGAAGTATTGACCCTCGACCTGACCATCGTACCCGTATAAAACTTTGTCGCGCTTCGCCTTCGGCATGGAAAGCAAACGTGCAATGATGCCGGGATCGCGTGCGAGCAGTTCTGGGTTGTCCATCACTGTCGAGCGCTGATAAGCGTATTCGTCTGGATCGTAAACCTTGTTCCACTCTCCAGAAATCTGCTCCCACCAT